GCAACGCCTGGTGCGATTGCTATTGGCAAGTTTCAACCAATGGCAGACTTGGTGTTGAAAAGCGTTCCGCGTTTTGAGGGCCCGCAGTCTGACAAAGACACGCAATCGTACAAAGAGGCCGCTGGCCGCTTGGCAGATCCGACTGTCCCTACAAAAATTCGCAAAGAGGCAGCGCAAACCATAATTCGCCTGATGGAAAAGTCTAAGACTCAGGCGCAGGCCGCAGCCGCACAGCCTGCGGTTCGCGCCGCAACACCCCAGTCATCCGCAGTTCCTGCTGGCGTTGACGCCGAAGACTGGAAGTACATGACCGACGAGGAGAAATCGCTGTGGAAATGACTGTTGAGCAGCAGCGCGCACTTGCGGTTGCGCGTGCGCGTCGCCGCAGAGCAGAAACTTCTACAACACCGCCGGGCCAAATTCCTGGCGCTGGGCCGCATCAGGCGCCGCCTGCGGCCGAGATTTCTGTTGGGCGCAGGGTTGCGCAAGGTGTGCAACGTAACGTCGGTCAGATCGTCAGCGCGCTTCAACCATCCGCAGAAATGCTTGCAGCTGCAGGAGGCGCCGTTCGCGGAGCCGCTGCGATGGCCCCCGCTGGTCCGGTAGCAGCGGCTGCAGGCGGCGTTGCTGGCGGCATCGCCGGCTTTACTGGGGCGCGTACTGGGGCTGAATTGCTGCAAGGCCAGCAGCCTGACGTGCAAGGCGCGGTGCAAGAAGCGGTTGCCGGCGAACTGATTGGGCGAGGTGCCGCGTCTGCGATTCGCACCGGCGCGCGTGGACTGGACTATTTGCGATCGCTGCCGCAGAACAAAGCTGTCAACATCGCTCGGCAGGCGGCAGGGCCGGAAGCAAAAAACATTCGCGCCGCACTGCAAGGCGCAGAACCCGGCATGACGCCGGCCCAAGCGACGGCGGGGTCGCCTCGGCAGGCTTGGCAAGCGCTGTTGGCCTTTGAGCCCACAGACTTTGCTGCGGACGTTGCGCGCCGGCAGAAGGCTCTGTCTCAGTCTCAATTGGCCGGCCTAGCGGGCGGCCCATCTGCCACTGCGGCACGCGAGACTGCGGAAGCAGGCAAACAGCAGCTGACCGATATTACGTCGCCGATGCGCGAAACGGAACTTGCTGCGGCGAACGAAGCCCAGCGAGTGATGAATGCGCTGGTGCCGCGCAGGCAGCAAAAGCAGGGCTCAATGGTATCGGCCCTGCAAGAATCAGGACGTACAGGCACTGAAGCCGCGCAACGCACAGAGTCTGCCGTTCAGCAGTTGCAGCGCGTGGTTCCCGGGCAAATTCCATCCGTCAGCGCCCGGCAAACGGCGCGCGTGCAAGCGGCGGCTGGAGCCCAGCAGCAGGAGGCGTCGAATCTGTTTGCCGACATTTCCCGTCAACGTCGAGCGGAGCGGGATTTCATTGATCGACAGATTGGCAGCCTAGAGGCGTATGGACTGCGGCCGCTGGACATCAATCCTGTGGTGCAGCGCATTGACACAACGCTGAATACGCCAGGCATTCGCGCCAGCACGGATGTGACGCGAGTCATGTCGCTGCTGAAAGACGATTTGCTGAATTTGGCAGAGCGGAACGGTGGCGTCATTGACGCGCACGATCTGTACACGCTGCGGAAGGAAGGCGTGGCGCAGCGCGTGCGGGATGTTCTGAAGCAGGACGACCCGAAAGCGGCAGCCAAAGTCACTGCGGCAGTGGTGGACAAGTTTCGCCCGCTCATTGACAACGCAATCGAGCAGGCGGGCGGCACTGGATGGCGTCAATATCTTGACACCTACAGCAAAGGCATGGACGTTATTGCGCGCAAGCAGATGGCCGCGCAGGCGCTGGACATGTTCAAGGGCAACCCGCAGGATTACGTCAGGCTGGTGCGCGGCGACAACCCTGACGCGGTGGAGGCGATCTTCGGGCCTGGCCGCTACAGCATCTTTAAAGAGATGACTGCAGAGATGCCAACGCTGGACAAGGTTGCGCGAATTGTCGAGGCCGACAAACTGGCAGCAGAAAAGGCTGCCGGCGGCAGGGGCGAATTGGCGCAAATCTTGGAAGCCAATCGCGCAAAGTTGCGGCTTCCCAACTGGTTCAGTCCGACCATCACTGCTGCAAACATGCGACTTGCCGACGTTGAGAAGCGCGTCAACAAGAAAACCATCGACATGATCCGCAAGGCGGCCGAGTCCAACCAAGGAATGATTGACTTGCTGGACGGCTTGCCAATCAAGGAGCGCCAGAAGCTGTTGCGGCTTGTGACCGACATTTCCACGTCTGGCGTCGGTCAAGCAGTCATTCCTGCGGCGCGCGCAGCAGTTGCGCCGACAATCGGCGAACTGTTTCGCAAGGCAGAAAACGCCCTCGCCCCCGAACCCATCAACGCCCTGACCGCGCCATGAGCCTGACACTTGAACAGAAGTCCGACATCGTGACGGAAGTCACAAAGGCCGCGCCTCCTGTGACGGTAGCGGGTGCCACAATCGCCGGCATGCAGGTCAACGACATGATCCTCTGGGCGACACTGCTCTACCTCGTACTTCAGATCGGCTTTCTGCTGTATCGCTGGGGTCGACTGCATTTCCAAGGCAGGGAAGGCGAATGAAACACGCGGCACTGGCCCTTCTGATTGCGGCCGGTGCTGCAAACGCCAACGTCGTGGCCATCGCCACGCACGAGAACATCCGCCTTGAGTTGCACAACGTCGCAGGCCCGTGTCAAGAGCGTGCGTTGTGGGCCGTCATCACTGACGGCAAACGCACCATCAGCGGATGCTGGGTGCCAAAGCCGCCAGATCAGGTCGCCATTGCTTGGCTGGACGGCGACTACACCACGCTGCCGATTGCCGTGTTTCGTGAACCGGAGAAGCTATGAACCCGCTACTGGTAGGCCCGCTGTTCGAGGTGAGCAAGACGCTGATTGACCGTTTCTTCCCAGACCCGGAGAAGAAGCGCGAGGCCGAGGCGAAGTTCCTCGACATGGCCATGCAGGGTGAACTGAAGCAGGTCATCGCGCAACTGGAGATCAACGCCCGCGAGGCCGCTCACCCGACGATCTGGGTGGCTGGGTGGCGTCCGTTCGTCGGCTGGGTGGGTGGCCTGGGCCTGTTCTACGCCACGATTGGCCAGCCGCTGCTGACCTGGGCCGGCATGATCAAGGGCTGGCCTGCGCCGCCCGTGCTGGACACGGATCTGCTGTGGGTCGTGCTGTCTGGGATGCTGGGCATCGGCGGCCTCAGAACCTACGAGAAGTCGAAGGGAGTGGCGTCGAAATGAGCGTTGAATGGAGCCGCTACCCGAATTTCAAGCGCGACGAATTCACCTGCCGCTGCGGCTGCGGCCGCAACGAGATGAAGCCCGAGTTCCTAGAACGCCTCCAGGCGCTGCGTGCGGCGTACGGTAAGCCTCTGCACATCACCAGCGGCTATCGCTGCCCACAGCACCCTGTAGAGGCCTCCAAGGCCGCGCCCGGCATGCACACCACCGGCCTAGCCGCTGACATCGGCATCAGCGGTGCCGAGGCCGTCGCGCTGCTGCGCCTGGCGCTGGATGCAGGGTTCCGGGGCGTCGGCGTGCAGCAGAAGGGCAACGGCAGGTTCTTGCACGTCGATCTGCGGGAGACGCCGACGATCTGGAGTTATTGAGGAAGTTGTTCCAGTACACGCATCTGCCCACACTCCATCCTGCGTACAATCCGTTGCTCGGCGAGAAACTTCTCGCCCTGCGTCATGTCGGCCGTGGCCTCTGACCAAGCCGCAAACAGCGCCCGCAGGTCTGCCAGTTCCTGCGCCCGCACGGCACGCTGTCCGAGCCTGTAGCGCGTGGTGATGGCGATGCAGGCGTCCTCGGCGTGGCGCACGATGTCGTCAGGGTCGCGGGCCTTGCCGGCCTTGACCAGATCCTCCAGCAGCGCGGCGGCAGCGAAGATGCAGGACCACTGCTGCTGACTGGCTTTGCCCTGCGCTACGCTGGTGATGGCCGAGTCCAGCGCCAGCGCCCAGACGGTGCGGTCGTCGATGTGCAGGGCGGCGGCGCCCATCATGGCGACGACGTGGGCTTTGGCGTTGATGCCATGGGGCTTGTACTGCTTGCGGGGTTTGGATGACTTAGGCATCTGGATGGTTCCAGTGGTAGACGTAATGCCTGCTGACTTTTTCGCAGCGCAACAGGCCTTCTTCTGTCATGAGACGCAGCCACCAGTGCAGCGCGGTGCGGTCC